ATCAGACCGCATATTACCGGAACGGACGACGAAGGGTTCGAAGAAAATCGGGAATCAAACATTGCCACAATCTGCGGATTGGGCGACGTTCTGAAAATAGGGGGCATGACCCCCGTTACACCCGCCCGAAATGCCTTCCCGCCGTCCATTGGGAAAATATTTCGCACAAATGGGGTATGACCCCTTGTAACGCAACATAAATATCAAGGAAGCGACATGAATAATTACAAAGGAATCGAATATTTACGCGCAAAACTTGCAATGAAACGAAATCGGGTTCTTCTTCGATACGTTTACTATGAAATGAAGAACACAAAACCGGACGCAGGAAATGTAATCCCTGCGGAATTGAAAGTCGCGTACAATTCAACGTTGGGTTGGTGTGCGAAGGCGGTTGATTCGTTGGCCGATCGTTTAGTATTTGACGGATTTAAGGATGATAATTTCAACATGTGGGAAATCTTCAATCTGAATAATCCGGACATTCTTTTTGATTCTGCGATCACGGGCGCGTTGATTTCGTCTTGCGATTTTATATATATTTCGGCAGACGAAGACGGATTCCCCCGTTTACAAGTAATCGACGGCGGAAACGCAACGGGTATCATCGACCCGATAACAAACATGTTGGCGGAAGGGTACGCGGTGTTGGAACGTAACGAATACGATGTTCCGCAGATCGAAGCGTATTTCACGCAAGGCCGCACCGACATAATATATTACAACGGTCGCGGCAAAGTGACGGAATCATTCACGAACAAAGCACCGTTCGCCCTTCTTGTTCCGATCATATATCGTCCGGATTCGGTAAGACCGTTCGGACATTCCCGTATATCAAGGGCATGTATGGATTTAGTCGACAAGGCGCGTTACACCTTGACGCGTGGCGAAATCACGTCCGAATTCTATTCATTTCCGCAAAAATACGTGTTGGGTATGAATCCCGACGCCGAACCGTTGGAACGTTGGAAGGCGACAATTTCTTCGATGTTGCGTATAGATCGCGACGAAGAAGGGAACATGCCTGCGGTCGGACAATTTCAAAGTTCGTCCGTATCCCCGCATATTGAACAATTGCGTATGTATGCGGCGAATTTTGGCGGCGAAACGGGGTTAACCCTTGACGATTTAGGATTTGCAACGGGTAATCCTGCGTCGGCAGAAGCAATCAAGGCCGCGCACGAAAACCTTCGTTTGACGGCACGCAAAGCGCAAAGAACATTCGGAACGGGATTCTTGAACGCCGGATACCTTGCATGTTGCTTGCGTGACAATATGGCATACGCACGAAATCAAATATACATGACAACGGCAAAATGGCTTCCGATCTTCGAACCCGACGCCGCGATGTTGTCTTCAATTGGCGACGGCGCGATAAAGGTCAATCAAGCGATACCGGATTATTTCGACGCCGAATCGATGTATGAATTAACGGGTATTAAAGGGAATATTTAGTTATGGCAGAACGTATCCCGTCAAACCTTGAACGAACCGTTCGAAAAAGTTTTACGGAATTGTTCGAAAAGGACAAAACAATTGAATCGGTATATAAGAAGATAAGACAAGGGCGCGCCACGTATGCGGACGCGTCTTTATTTTCGAAAGAAGTCGGGACAATCCTTGCGAAGACATTCAAACAGATTGATTTTGCAACCGTCGACGTGAACGATCTTGCGGAAAATATCGTATTGAACGCATTGAATCAGAATATCGCGTTGACCGATCTTGTGTGCGAATCCGTTCAATCTTCATTGAATGAAGCGGCGGGAATTGGGATGAACCCCGTCAAACCGTATCACGACCCGTCAAGGGTTAAGGGAATACAAAAACTTGTCGCGGAAGCGGAAGACGCGGAAGAAATCGCGGTCGCATTGAATGAACCCGTGATCACAAACGCAATGACGAATGTTGATAATTGGGTAAAGACGAACGCAGATTTTCAAGCGGAATCCGGATTATCCCCGATTATTGTTCGAACGTGGTCGGGTTCGTATCCGTCACATGATACGAAACACACGGATTGGTGCGAAAGTTTAGCGGGGACGTGGGAATATGGCGACGAACCGCACGACGTATATCGCAGACATGAAGGTTGTCGATGTACGGTCGAATATTTCCCGAACAAGAAGGCACAAGGCAGAATAACCGCACTTGCGAAGGGCGAAAAAGACACCGAAGGCGTTCTTGAACGAACGGGCAAGTTCACGTCGACAAAACGACGGGCGGTTTTGGAACAACGCCGGAAGATATACGGAAAAGACGAAGCACGCCGAATCCTTAATGAAGAATGGAAAGGCGGGCGAAACGGAAACGCCGAAAGGCATTTCACATAATACCTTGAAGGGACAATCAAATAATGGCAGACGACGAAACGCGTTACGGCGAACAAGAACCAACATACCGTATCGGTATGGATTATTCGAAGACGGCAGGCCTTGCGGCGATTCACACGTACGAAATGACGGGCAGATCGGCGCAACCGTGGCAGGAATTATTGACATACGACATTTTGGCGCAGAACAAGGAAGGATTATGGGTTCACACAAAATGCGGTTATTCAGTACCCCGACGGAACGGTAAAGGCGAAGTATTAACAATCCGCGAATTGTACGGGTTGGCGAACGGCGAACGCATTCTGCATACGGCGCACCGGACGACAACGTCAAGTTCGGCCGCGTTACGCCTTGCAAACTTGATGAAGGATTCCGGATACACGGAATTATCACGCAAGAAGAAGGGCGAAGACGTCGAAGGTTGTTATTTGTATTCAAAACAATTCGGTCTTGAACGAATAACGTTCCTTGAAACGGGCGGAACGGTCGATTTTCGAACGCGTACGTCTGCGGGTGGATTGGGCGAAGGTTTCGACCTTTTAATCGTCGATGAAGCGCAGGAATACACGGAAGACCAACAATCGACGTTACAATATGTCGTTTCGGATTCGGCAAACCCGCAAATAATAATGTGTGGAACGCCCCCGACGGCGGTTTCGAAAGGAACGGTTTTCCCGCAATTCCGCGAATTATGTATATCCGGCGACACGGAAGATACATTATGGGCGGAATGGTCGGTTGACCAACAAAGCGACGTCAACGACGTTGAATTGTGGTATAAATGCAACCCCGCAATGGGTTATCAGTTGAACGAACGCAAGATAAAGGCGGAAGACAAGACGGACGTCGTCGATTTCAACATTCAACGTTTGGGATTGTGGGTTCGTTACAATCAAAAATCCGCGATTTCCGAAGTCGAATGGAAAAATCTTGCGATTGAAACCGTACCGAAGCGGCAATCAAAGAAGTGTATCGGTATCAAATACGGGAACGACGGCGACAACGTGGCATTGTCGATCGCGTATCGTACCGTTGACGGACAAGTATTCGTCGAAACGGTCGCATGTAATCCGATTCGGGCGGGTAATCAATGGATAATTGATTTTTTGACCCGCGCGGTCGATGTTGCGTCGGTCGTTGTTGACGGGGCAAACGGACAACGTCTTCTTGCGGACGCGATGAAGCGTGCGAAGTTAAAACCGCCGATATTGCCGACGGTCAAAGACATTATAAAGGCGAACGCGTCGTTCGAACAAGGTATTTACAACGACGGAATCGTTCATCGTGCGCAACCGTCCCTTGTTCAAGTCGTTACGAATTGCGACAAACGACCGATTGGGTCAAACGGCGGATTCGGGTATCGTTCGATCATGCCGGACGCGGAAATCGCTTTAATGGATTCCGTAATATTGGCACATTGGGCGGTTAACGAATTGAAGGAACGCAAGAAACAAACGATTAGTTATTAAGACGCACCGGAAACGGCGTGTTTTGATATAGATTACGTTACAACACGGTCAAAGTTGGGAAAGGCAGGCAGAAAATGGCAGATTTTACACCTATTGAAACGCAGGAACAGTTCGACGCGGCGATCAAAGACCGTTTAGGACGCGAAAAGGCAAAGCACGCGGAAGAAATCGCAGGATACAACGAAACAAAGGCGAAATTATCCGACGCGGAAAAGCAGATCGCGGATTTGACGGAAGCAATGACGGCCGCAAACGAAAAGATTTCCGGTTTCGAATCGCAGATTAAGGAACGCGACGACAAGATCGCAGATTACGCCACGCGGGCGGCAAAAACGCAGATCGCACACGAATTCGGTTTACCGTTTGACGCAATCGAATTCCTTAAAGGCGATAACGAAGACGAAATCCGGAAGTCTGCGGAATCCATGAAAAGTTTAGTCGGTGCGACAAAGGTTGCACCCCTTGCAACGAACGACGGGGCAAACCTTGACCCGAAAGAATCCGCATTACGCGGAATGTTGCAGGATTTGACAACAAAATGATCACAAGAAAGGAAGAAAGAGTATGTCAACATTAAGCATGGGAACACTTTTCCCGAAAGAGTTAGTAACAGAAATGTTTTCAAAGGTTAAGGGACATTCAACCCTTGCAAAAATGGCAGGGCAGGAAGCAATCCCCTTCGCCGGAAAGGATTATTTCACATTTTCACTTGATAGTGATGTTTCGATCGTGGGCGAAAACGCACAGAAACCCGCAGGCGACGCGAGCGTTACACCCGTTACCGTAAAGCCTATCAAGATCGTTTATCAGTCCCGTGTATCAAATGAATTCATGTATGCGGCAGACGAAGCAAAATTGCAGGTTCTGCGTGATTTCGCAGACGCATTCGCAAAGCGCGTCGGTGCGGCACTTGATAAAATGGCCATTCATGGCGTTAACCCTGCGACGGGTTCATATTCAAGCATAATCGGCGAAAACTATTTCGATTATAAGTGTGCGTCAACCGCGATCACATACAACGCAAGCACACCCGACGCAAACCTTGAAAGCGCAATCGCCGTCCTTGAAGCAAACGAATACGCACCGAACGGAATCGGTCTTGCACCCACAATGCGCGCCGCACTTGGTAGCATGAAGACAACCGCAGGCGCAATGCTTTATCCTGCATTTCAGTTCGGCGGCGTTGGCGATCTTGGCGGAATACCCGTTGACGCAAACGTGACAATTTCTGCGAACAATTCAAATGACCGCGCGATCGTGGGCGATTTCAACGCGTTCAAGTGGGGATTTGCAAAGGAAATACCCCTTGAAATCATTGAATTCGGTAATCCCGACGGCGGTTCATACGATCTTAAGCAGGCGAATCAGATTCTTCTTCGTTCCGAAGCATGGATTGGTTGGGGAATCCTTGACGCCGACGCATTCTGCCTTGTATGCAAGGACGGAACACCGATCATTACAACGTAATTTCGGTTGAAGGAAGGCGGAAAGAATATGAATGTATATCGCAACAAGAAAACGGGCGCGATAATTGAAATTCCTTCCGAATTCGGAAGTAACGACGTTTGGGCGAAGATCGATTCTTCGTCCGAACCCGTTGTTACGGAAGAAAAGGCGGAAAAGGAAGTCAAAGCACCCGCGAAGAAGACAAGAAAGGTGTCGACAAAATGAGTGATTTTATCACGGTTCAAGACGTAATCGATTTGTGGCGTCCGTTAACGGCGGATGAAATAACCCGCGTCAATAAGTTAATACCGGAATTATGCAACGCCCTTCGTTATGAAGCAACAAAGGTCGGGGCAGACCTTGACGAAATGGTCGCGGCGTCCACGGAATACACGTCGGTCGTGAAACTTGTTTCGGTTGACATTGTGGGACGCGTTCTGCGTCAATCCACGGACGGCGACCCTATGACGCAGGAATCACAATCCGCGTTGGGTTATACATGGTCGGGAACATACGCAATCGCAGGCGGCGGAATCGCACAAGCGATAATGCGTAACGATCTTAAACGATTAGGGTTGAAACGTCAAAAATACGGGGTCATTGATTTTTATGGGCAAGATTAAAGGTATTACCGTAAAATTACATGTCAAGACGTACGACGGGGACGATAATTTCGGGAATCCGATATACACCGAAGAAACGGTCGACGTTGCCGATGTTCTTGTTACACCGACGTCGGCGGAAGATTCCGCGAACGCGTTTGCAATGTATGGAAAAAAGACGGTTTACACGTTGGCAATTCCAAAAGGCGACGCGCACGTATGGGAAGACACGGAAGTCGAATTTTTCGGTCACACGTTCCGAACGGTCGGCGAAGCGACGGAAGGTATCGAAGAAAATATCCCGTTACGTTGGAATAAACAAATAAAGGTCGAATTCTATGGGTAATCAAGTCAAGGTCAAGTTGAACGACGCAGGCGTAAAAGAATTATTGAAATGCGCAGAAATACAAGAAACGTGTCGATCATTGGCCGAACAAGTCGCAATACGCGCGGGCGAAGGTTACGTCGTAGAACCGCGTAATTATCCGGAACGTTCCGGTTATGCGGTAAGACCGGACACGCGGGAAGCCTATAAAGACAATTACGACAACAATACATTGATTAGGGCAATAAGCGGATGATTGAAGAAACCGTAAGAAATTATCTTGTGTCAAAACTGAATAATATTCCGGTGTATTTGGAAATACCCGCGAATCCGCCCAAAAAGTACGTTTTCATTCAGAAAACGGGGTCGACAAAGGCGAATCATATCGAAGGTTCTGTATTCACATTTTCATCGTATGACACGTCGTTATACAAGGCGTGTGTTTTGAACGAAACCGTCAAAGCGGCCGTCGAAGATATGGTCACATTGGATGAAATCGGAAGTGTGAAAAGGAATTCAGATTATCCATTTCCCGACGCCGATCGCAAAGAATACCGTTATCAAGCGGTTTTCGAAATAATTCACTATTAAGAAAGGAATCGAAGATATGGCAAACACAGTATCAAACGTAAGTGTCGGCAAGCCGAAAGTCGGCGGCGCGATTTTTGTTGCACCGTTAGGGACAACCCTTCCGACAAACGCAACGGCAGACCTTGACATGACCGTTTTCAAGTCATTAGGTTACGTTTCGGAAGACGGTTTAACGAATTCTAATTCGCCCGCGTCCGATAAAAAGAAGGCATGGGGCGGCGATACCGTTTTGAATCTTCAGACCGAAAAACCCGATGATTTCAAGTTCACATTGATTGAATCGTTGAACGTTGACGTTCTGAAATTCGTTTACGGCGACGACAATGTATCCGGCGATCTTGCAAACGGTATTACCGTAAAGGCAAACGCAGACGACGCGGCAGAACATGTCCTTGTCGTTGATATGATCATGCGCGGCGGCGTGTTGAAGCGTGTTGTTTTACCGCAGGCGAAAGTTACGGCGGTTGAAGACATAAAATACGCAGACAATGACGCGGTCGGTTATGGCACAACCGTTTCGGCAATGCCGGACGGCGACGGGTTCACACATTATGAATACATTCAGACAAAACCCGTTGTTACCACGTAAGAAAGGACAATCATAAAATGGCAGAAATCAAGACAGAAAGCGGATTCAAGGCGAAAATCCTTGATGAAGCAACGGACAATTGGGAATTGTTAGAAGCATTTCGCGCGATAGATCGCGGGGAAACGGGGGCGATTGTAGACGTCGCCCCCTTGCTTTTAGGGGAAAAACAAGTCGCCGCGTTAAAGGAACATTTGCGCAACAAGAACGGTATCGTTCGGGCGACGGATATGGTTAAAGAAATTACCGAAATCATGCAGGGGGCAGACACAACAAAAAAATCTTGACCCTTGCACGTATGGTAAACACGGACAAGGGGTTGTTAGAATGCGACCTTGCGGAAACGTACGGGATTTTTGATTTGCAGGCGTTGCCGTTGTCAAAGATCGCGACGTATTCGGACGGTTTACGGGACAATTCCCGAATTAAAATGAAGATCGCAGGCACACGGGTTTCGACGGAAACGTTGTTGTTGGCGTCTGCGGTTGATCAATTGAATTTTATCGCATGGTCGAAGACGGAAGACGCGCAACACGGACACGGTCGGCCGAAATCGGTTGTTGCCGTCTTGACGAATCCGCCCGAACGGGAAAACGAATCGTTCACGACGGCGGATGAATTCGAAAGAATGCGCAACGAAATATTGGGTAAATAAAGTATGGATTTAGCAACCGCATACGTACAAATAGTACCGACAACAAAGGGCATATCGGGCGAATTGTCGTCCGTATTAGGCAACGACGCGGAATCGGCGGGAAAATCTGCGGGAAGTCGTTTTTCGGGTGCATTAGGCGGAACGTTAAAGGCAGGAATCGCCGCGACGGCCGCATTCGGAACGGCAATCGTGGGCGCGGGAACGGCGTTGACGTCGGCGGCAAACGGTGTCGCACAATACGGCGATAATATCGACAAAATGTCGCAAAAAATGGGATTATCTGCGACCGCATATCAAGAATGGGACGCCGTAATGCAACATTCGGGTACGTCAATGGAAACGATGAAAGCGTCCATGAAGACCCTTGCAAACGCGGCGACCACGAATTCGGCGGCATTCAAGGAATTAGGCATATCCGAAAAAGAATTGAAGAACATGTCGCAGGAACAATTATTCGAAGCGACAATCGCCGGATTGCAGAACGTCGAAGATACGACGCAACGTACATATCTTGCGGGTAAGTTATTAGGCAAGGGCGCGACCGAATTGGGCGCACTTTTGAACACGTCTGCGGAAGAAACGCAGGCAATGCGCGATCGTGTGCATGAATTGGGCGGCGTTATGTCCGACGAAGCGGTTAAAAATTCGGCCGCTTTTCAAGATTCGTTACAAGACCTTCAAACGTCATTCGCAGGCGTCAAAAATTCGGTTATGTCCGAAATGTTGCCGTCGTTTACGTCCGTCATGGACGGGTTGACGATGTTGGTTACGGGCGAAGAAGGCGCACAAGAAAAGATTTCCGAAGGTATACAAGGCATTGTCGACAATATAACAACGGGAATGCCGAAGTTAATCGAAGGTTTTTCGACGATTGCGAACGCATTTCTTGAAGTCGCACCGGAATTGATAAAGACATTGGGCGACGGTCTTATAAAGGCGATTCCGTCGTTATTACCGACGATCATCGAAGTTGTGGGCGAAATTGCGAAGAATTTTATCGATTTATTGCCGCAATTGGTCGAAGTCGGTGTTTCGGTCATTCTTGAATTGGCAAACGGTATCGCGCAGGCATTGCCCGATTTAATCCCTGCGTTAGTCGATGTTGTATTAAATATCGTCGACACGTTGATTGATAACGTCGACATGCTTATTGACGCGGCAATCGCCTTGATTTTAGGCCTTGCAGACGGGTTAATTGAAGCGTTGCCCCGTTTGATTGAACGGTTGCCCGAAATCGTCGTGAAGATCGTATCGGCGTTGATAGAAAATGCCCCGAAACTTTTGAAAGCGGGTATCGAATTGGTCGTCGCATTGGCGAAGGGTCTTGTCGAAGCAATCCCGAAGTTGATCGCGGCCGTTCCGCAGATTATAAAGGGCATTTGGGACACAATCAAAAACACGGATTGGTTGCAATTAGGAAAAGACATATTGAACGGTATTGTTCAAGGTCTGAAATCCGTCGCGTCGTCTTTATGGAACGCGTTAAAAGATATATGTAAACAAGCGTTGAAGTCGGTCAAAAACTTTTTCGGCATTTCGTCGCCTTCAAAGGTTATGCGCGATCAAGTCGGAAAATGGTTGCCCGAAGGTATGGCGATCGGTATTGAAGACAATTCCGGCGTTGTTGATAAGGCAATGAACGACCTTGCGGACGAAGCAACGGCAAGTATTAACGGCGACGTTCGAAGCGTTGTCGCGGTGCAAAGTTCGAATTCGGCGTCCTTGAACAAAGCGTCCGTCAATGGAACGGTTGCAACCGACACAACGGGCGTGAATGCGATTGTTGAAGCGTTGTCGAAGGTTTCCGTCGTTATGGACGGTCGCACCGTCGGAACACTTGTCGCAAGTCCGGTAAATATGGCAATGGGTAAATTAAGCGTTCGAAGGGTATAAAGCACATGTTCGGTTTAACAATCGGCGGAAAACACACATACAATGATTACGGGTTGATATGTACGAAATATTACATACCCGAACCCGATGTGAAATTACAACGGGTCGACCTTCCGTTCGCGTCCGGTTCAATCGATTTGACCGACGCGACGGGCGAAACCCCGTACAATGACCGTGAAAACATATCGTTCGAATTCGTCGTTCAAGACCACGCATACATGGGTTGGGATACGGCGATTCAAACGATCGCAATGGATATTCACGGACAGAAATTGCAAATGATTTCCGATAACGACCTTGCGTATTATTACAACGTTCGTTTGAAGGTTGATTATGACAAGTCGTATAAGGAATTCGGAATCATTACGTTGTCGGGAACGGCAGAACCATTCAAATATAGCGTTACGGCGTCACATGAACCGTGGTTATGGAATCCGTTTAATTTCAAAAACGGCGTGATCATATCGACGGCAGATATTGACGTCAACGGAACAACGACCGTGACGATTCCTGCGGGCGGCGTTAAGACGTCCCCGTCGTTCATCGTGACACAAACGATCGGATTGGGGATTGTGTATGATACGAACCCGCCGCGAACATTACCGATGTCGACAACGGGAACATATCGATTCCCGCAAATAAAATGTGGCGGAAGTACGGCAACGACATTAACCTTGACGGGCGTCGGTCGTGTATCGATCGCGTATCGTAGTCGTTACCTATAAAGGAAAAAGAAAACATGGTATATGAAGTCTATTGCGACGACGAATTATTGTATTATCCGAACGATGAAACGTATTCGATCATAAATGCGGTCGTTGAAACCGCCTTGAATGAATGCGGGACGTTCGAATGTGATATTCCGGTGTCGAATCCTTGTTACGAAAAATTGTCCCTGCGTAAAAGCATGATTCAAGTTACGAAGGACGGCGTCGAAATATTTTACGGCGAAATACGGGAAATCAAACAAAACTTTAATTTCACGAAGCATGTATACGCGGTCGGGGAATTGGGGTTCTTGTTCGATTCGATACAACCGCAAGCGCGTTATCAGACCACGCCGACGAATATGTTGTCCGCGATCTTGACGAATCATAACAATCAAGTCGAAGCGCGGAAACAATTTCAGTTAGGAAACGTTCTTGTTACCGACGCGAACAATTACGTCTATCATTACACGAACCGCGAAGATACGTTAACGGCAATTCGCGAAAAACTATGTAATACACTTGACGGATATTTGAAGGTTCGAAAGGTCGGCAATGACAGATTCCTTGACCTTGTCCCGTTAAGTTCATACGGGCAATATTGCACGCAGGAAATCGCGTTCGGCGAAAATCTTCTTGATTATTCGGCGAATTACACGGCGGAAGACGTCGCAACGTGCGTAATTCCATTAGGTGCAAGATTCGACGACGAAAATCGGACGGCAGACGCAATCGACGGATTGGATGAATACTTGACGATCAAAGGTACGACAACGGATTCGTACCACGCAAACACGAACGACGATTTCGTGTATATACAATCTGCGGTAAATACGTTTGGTTGGGTTCGTGTCGTGAAGGAATTCGACGACATAACCGTCGCAGAAAACTTGAAGACGGCGGCGGAAAATTGGTTAACGTCCGCGCAATATTCAAAATTGGAATTGGAATTGAACGCGGTCGATCTCAATTTACTTGACCACAATATCGATTCGTTCGAAGTTGGCGACACAATCCATGCGTGGGCAGAACCATATAATATGGATACAACCTTCCCCGTACGGAAGAAAACAACGTATTTGAATGATTTATCGAAGAATTATATCGTTTTAAGCAATACCGAAACGTCGAAATCATACACGAAGCAGGCGTCGGACGCGGTTTCAAAAGTCAAAAATGACATTCCGCAGACGTTTTCCGTTATGCAGGAAGCGAAAATCAAGGCACTTGCGATGTTGTTGGATGAATCGACGGGCGGACATGTCGTGTTTGAATATCATATCGACAACGACGGCAACCCCGACTATATCGACGCAATTTCGGTATGTAACGCCGAAACGATCGACGCGTCAACGAAACGGTGGCGTTGGTCGCAAGGCGCGTTCGGTTTCCTTGAACGTGCGAATATAAATGTTCCGTGGGATTATTCAGACGTCAAGGTCGCAATGACCGCAGACGGCGAAATCAACGCAGATCGTATCAAAACGGGAACGTTGGACGCAGATTCGATCACGGTACACGGCAGGATTGAAGCAACGTCCGGATTCATCGGCGAAAATTCAACGAACGGTTGGGATATTGGCACAAACAACATTCACAAGGGCGTTACGTCGTTTTCCGACGGTAATCACGACGGCGTATACATAGGAACGGACGGAATACGATTCAACGACAAACCGACGTCGGCGTCGCCGTTAGCATGGGTCAAGATCGAAAAAGGTGGTATTGACGCGGCAACGACGATAAAAACAACGGGTGCGTTGTATGGGAATGCGGTTTCGGTTCGTGATTGTAACGCGAATAACTATTACACGGACGGATACAATTATTCGGGTAAAACAACGGGCGCATTTTCCGTTCAAGTTTACCACGGCGGCACGCAAAAATGGGTTGGCCTTAATTTTATGAACGGCCTTCTTGTCGGAATATCCGGATTTTAATAATTAGAAAGGGGAAAAAGACACAATGGCAACACATGCGCAAAATATCGCGAATCTGCGTAATGCAACGTATGGCGAACAAGTGCGCGGGTCGATGATCGAATTGTTCGAAGAAGATTACAACCTTGTCAAAGACGGGGTCGGCGTCGGAACGGTTATTTCATCGGCAAGCGACCCGACGACGGGTTTTTCGGACGGCGCGGTTTATATCAATTCGAATACGTGGCAATTGTTCAAACTTGAAGGGACGGCATGGTCGTTAAAAGGTACGATACAAGGTACGCAGGGCGAATCCGTCACGGGTTCGGTTGATAACGGCGACGGCACGTTCTATTTGACATTGTCGGACGGAAGCAGAACGGGCGACATTGCAACGATTCAAGGTTTACAAGGCCCACAAGGCCCACAAGGCCCGACGGGTTCGGCAGGCCCGCAGGGGCGTTCCGTAACGTCAATACAAATGACCGGAACGGGCAAACAACACCCGATTATTGCGACATATTCAGATTCAACGACGGAAACGGTCGGAATCGTGCAGGACGGCGCAGACGGAAGCGGAACGGGCGATATGTCGAAATCAACGTACGACGTAAACGATCACGGATACGTTGACAAGGCGGCAGGCGTTACCGACGGAACAAACGTGTTGACGTATGCGAACATAAACGGCAAAGCGAACGCGGCGACAACACTTGCGGGATACGGTATCACGGACGCATACACGAAGACCGAAACGGACGGAAAGTTCATGCAATTACCCGCGTCGACGGTTGTTGCAGGAAAAGTCGCAACGGCGAACGGTTCAAGCGGGTTTACATGGGAAACGTTGCCGACGGGCGTTACAACATACGCGGCGTTGTCGGACGTCAACCCCGCAGGAATTGCGGACGGAACGTACATGAAATACGATAATTCGTCTTCGAAGTGGGTTGCCGATACCGGATTAAAAAACAAGGTACAAAACCTTGATAGCAACGGCAAAATCGCATATTCGAACGTTACCGGAACGCCGACAATTGGCGACGGCGTCCTTAATATCATGCAAAACGGCCTTAATGCCTTTTATGCGGGTAATTCATTTACCGCGAATTGCGTCACGGGCGGAACGGCAAACATTGAAACCGACGATTGGGTTTATACGTCAAGTCCGGTTACGGTCAATTCAAGCGGCGAATTCACATTTTCGGGCATAGACGACACGCAGGGATACGGGTATCATCCATACGTTAATATTACGGATTCTTCGACCGAAAAGAACCCGTACGCGAAAATCAAGACGTTATCCGGCGCGGGTACGTCGTCAATGTCGATCACATACGAAACAAACGCGGATAGTGGCGCAACGGTAAAATTGCGCAGGATTAAATAAACGAAAGGGGAACAAAACAAATGGATAATTTTTTCGACGTAAAATTCAAGGTTCACAACAAGGAAGCGGATTCATGGGCGGCGCAGATCGCGTACACAACAAAGGACGAAAGGGACGCAAGGGCGCATTTTCATTCGGAATGTTCACGTCTTTTCGGTTCATCGGATTTTGATTTCGTTTGTGTGACAATGTCCGACACGTACGGCAATTCGAAAAGCGATTTCATCGATGAAAGAGTAGCACCCGAACCGCCCGAACCGAACACGGAAGCATAAAGGCGCAAAGTCTTTTTGTTCATTTTACATTTCCTTCATTCAAGCGGCGCAGGAAAACCCCTGCGTCGTGACGGAAGGAAGTTTCGGTTTATAAACGGATAACGCAGAAGTTAAGGAGATAAATTATGTTACAGAGAGCAGATAGCGCAGTCAGTGGCAGCGGTGGGAATAATTGCGAAATAGGCACTATCACTGTTACAACAGGTGAGCAAACCTTTAATTGGCAGAGCCTAAAACAGAAACCGACAAAACTATTTGTCTATAAAATGAGTAATCCCATAGCAAATGGAAATATGACGCACATTTATGATACCGATTTATCAAGTTCGGTTCAGTATCGCGTTTATGAATCCAGCAACTATCCGACATCAGAGATTGGCTCTTTTCCGAACACAACGGCTGATTGGATTCAAGACATAACGGCAAGTGGTTTTACGCTTAAAACGTCAAGTGCTTTATGGATAGGCACTTATACATACGTTGCGGTTGTATAACTCTTGCACTAACTGAAACGTAAGCGAAATAGTTTAGTTCAACATTTCAACGATTTTTGGACTAACACATTATTTAGTTCAACGCATTTTAACACGTTGGAAGTGCGTTGAAACGTAAGCGAAAGAGATATGACGTATAATATCGTAACAAAAGAAGAAAACTATGTTGATAAAATCAATATAGAATGTTCGCCTATCGAGTGGTTGCTTATCAAAACGGCATTAGAATTATTGTCCGAGAATACGGAAATAAGTCAAAAGGACATACGAAAAGTTAAGTCAATGCT